GACGAGCAGAGCAATATGGTGATGAGTTAAGAAGTACTTTACAAAAACATAATTTAACTCACTTGGCCAATAGGAGACCTGGCCTTATTCAAAATAGGATGCAAAATGCGACTGATCAATTATGGAACGATCTTGCTGATATCACTGACCCTGATGGGGTGCAGCTCGATGAGGCCGGAACCGAAGATAGTAACAGTAACTAATACTGTTAAAACTGTAGTACCTACAGTACCTCTACCAAAGCAAGTTCAACTAAACGACATTAAGATATATGTCGTATCAAACGAAAATTACGAAGAGTTTAGACAAGAGTTTGAAGCTAAAAACGGCGCAGATGCCTATATTGCTATCTCAGTAAAAGACTATGAAAATTTGTCTCTTAACTTCGCTGAATTGCGAAGATACATAGAACAACAAAAACAAATTATAGTATATTACGAGACGGCCGTGGCGCCTGAAGAAACTGAAGAAAATAGCGAATAAGCTGTTTACATTAGCCTAATAGTGTGGTATAATATACACATATTGAAGCGGAGAATTCTATGAACACCAAAATAATTAACGTCACAAAACGTGACGGTAGAACTGAACCGTTTGATCTTGAAAAGGTGCACCGCGTATTAGAATGGGCAACCACTGATATTGCAGCTGTATCGATTTCTGAGATTGAACTGCGTGCAAACATTCAGTTATACGATAAAATACCTGCCTATGACATTCATGAACTATTAATTAAGTCTGCAGCTGAATTGATTTCAGAAGCAACTCCAAATTACCAATATGTAGCTGCACGTTTAGTTAACTATAAGATTCGTAAAGATGTATATAACCAGCATGAGCCTTGGCCTCTTGTTGATATCGTAGTAGAAAATGTATCAAAGGGTGTTTATGATGATGCTATCATGGACAACTATACCCGCGATGAACTAAATCAACTTGATAATTATATTAAACATGATCGTGATGATACATTCACATATGTTGGTATGGAACAATTCCGTGGTAAATATCTAGTACAAGACCGACGTACTAAAACATTATTTGAATCACCTCAAATATTGTATATGTTGGTTGCCGCAACACTATTTTCCGACTATCCAAAGGAGACTCGCTTAAAATGGGTAAAAGATTACTATGATGATATTTCGACGTTCGGGACCTCTTTACCAACGCCTATTATGGCTGGTGTACGTACTTCTACGAGGCAGTTCAGTTCGTGTGTTCTTATTGAGTCAGACGATACGCTTGAAAGCATTAACGCTACAGCAACGTCAGTTGTACGTTATATTTCTAAAAAAGCTGGCATTGGCATTAATGCGGGTAGAATCCGTGCTGTCGACAGCCGCGTCGGTGATGGTTCGATTGTACATACGGGCCTCATCCCGTTTCTAAAGTATTTTTCTGCTGCTGTTAAATCATGTTCACAAGGTGGTGTTCGTGGTGGTGCAGCTACAGTATATCTTCCTGTTTGGCATCTTGAGTTTGAAGATCTTGTTGTTCTTAAAAACAATAAAGGTACTGAAGAGAACCGTGTCCGTCAAATGGATTATGCATTTCAGTTTAATAAAACAATGTATGAGCGCCTATTGACCGGCGGTAATATTACACTATTTTCACCAGGTGATGTGCCAGATCTATATGAAGCATTCTTCTCAGATCAAGATAAGTTTAAAACATTATATGAGAAGTACGAACGTGCCACAAGTATTCGTAAAAAGGTATTACCTGCCATTGAAGTTTTCTCTCAGTTCTTGACAGAGCGCAAAGATACTGGTCGAATTTATCTTATGAATGTTGATCATGCAAACGAGCATGGATCATTTTTACCAGAAGTTGCACCGATTAAACAATCTAATTTATGCACTGAAATCGATCTACCTACAAAGCCTTTGCAGAATGCTGATGATCCTGATGGTGAAATTGCATTGTGCACACTAAGTGCTATTAACTGGGGAATGATCAATGACCCTTCAGACTTTGAGAAGCCATGTACTCTTGCTGTTCGTGCCCTAGATGCATTACTAGATTACCAAGAATACCCTATGGCTGCAGCTCAGATTAGTACAATGAATCGTCGTCCATTAGGTATTGGTATCATTAATCTTGCATACTTCCTTGCAAAGCGTGGACTTAAGTATAATGATGAAGCATTATCAGTCATTGATGAATATGCAGAAGCATGGTCTTATTACTTAATTAAAGCATCTGCTGATCTTGCCGAAGAGAAAGGTGCATGCCCTAAATCAAATGAAACTAAATACCATCATGGACTTCTTCCTATTGATACATATAAGAAAGAAGTAGATGGTCTAGTACCTCATAAAGAACGCATGCCTTGGAAAAACTTAAGAAAACAAATACAAGAAAATGGTATCCGTAACTCTACACTAATGGCTCTTATGCCTGCAGAAACATCTGCTCAAATTAGTAACTCTACTAATGGTATTGAACCACCTCGTGCATTAGTTTCGTATAAAGGTTCTAAAGATGGAGTTATGGCACAAGTTGTTCCTGGCTATCATCACCTTAAAAATAAGTATGATCTATTATGGGATCAAAAGTCTCCAGAAGGTTATCTTAAAGTTTGTGCAGTATTACAAAAATATATTGATCAGGGTATCTCGGTTAATACATCATATAATCCAGAGCACTTTGATGAAGGTAAAGTACCTATGTCTCAATTGATTACAGATATGGTTACGTTCTATAAGTATGGTGGTAAACAACTATACTATAACAATACACACGATGGATCTGGTGAGATGAAAGATGATACACAAACAGAACTAACACGTTCAGATTTTAGTACTGATGCTGAATATGATGATTACTGCGATAGCTGCACAATATAGGAGAACAATGAATGTCAGTTTTTGAGAAACAAGAAAAGTCCCACATGAATTCGTTAATGTTTTTTGATGGTGGTGTTGATATTGCACGATATGACCAGGTGCAAAACCCTGCTTTAGAAAAGATTACAGAAAAAATGCTAGGATTTTACTGGCGTCCTGAAGAGGTTGATGTATCTAAAGATCGATCTGACTTTGCTAATCTAACTGACTTTGAAAAGCATATCTTTACATCAAACTTAAAACGTCAAATCTTGTTAGACTCGGTTCAGGGTCGTGGCCCAACAGAGACATTTATGCCTGCAGCATCTGTACCAGAGATTGAACCATTAGTTATGGCATGGGCATTCTTTGAGACAATCCATTCACGTTCTTATACTCATATTATTCGTAATATATATGCTAATCCATCAAAGGTATTTGATGAGATGCTTGACATTGAAGAGATTGTTGATTGTGCAAAAGATATCTCAGGATATTACGATGACTTTATTGACTACCAGAAATGGTATGATCTATTGGGTGAAGGTAAGCATAAAGTAAATGGTAAGACAGTTATTATCAGCAAATATGAATTAAAGAAACGCTTATGGGTTGCACTCAATTCTATTAATATTCTTGAAGGTGTTCGCTTCTATGTTTCATTTGCATGTTCATGGGCATTCGCTGAGTTAAAGAAGATGGAAGGTAATGCAAAGATTATTAAATTTATTGCACGTGATGAGAATACCCACCTTGCTGCATCTCAAACTATTATCAAAAACCTACCTAAAGAAGATCCTGACTTTGAAAAGATTCGTACTGAATGTGCAGAACAAGTGTCAGGTATGTTTGTTGCTGCTGTAGATCAAGAAAAAGAATGGGCTGATTATCTATTTAAAGATGGTTCAATGATTGGTTTGAATGCAAAACTTCTATCTGACTATATTGAATGGATTGCCAATAAGCGTATGAAAACGCTTGCAGTTAAATCACCTTATAGTACTCCTCAGGCTAATCCGCTTCCATGGACAGAGAAATGGATCGGTGGAGGTAATGTACAAGTTGCGCCACAAGAAACAGAGATTAGTTCTTATGTTATTGGTGGTGTTAAGCAAGATGTAAATGAAGATACATTTAAAGGAATGTCTCTATGATTGTAATCTATAGTAAAGATAATTGTCCATATTGTCTTAGAGCAATCAGGCTAGCCGAAGAGAAGGGCTTTAAACATACTATCTTTAAGATTGGTGATAATATTACACAAGAGGATTTTTTAAATAAGTTTCCTAATGCTAGAACAGTTCCTCAGATTGAAAATATAGTATCTGAAGGAAACGAATATATAGGTGGATACACCGAGTTTGAAGGCTGGGTACTATCTAAAGCACTAGGAGGTATGACACTATGATGCAATGTTACCACTGCGGAGTGGAATTTAATGTAAAATTTGATGATCCAGATGCACGGGTAGAATATTGCCCATCATGTGGAGTTGATATCGATGGATCCGTTAATAATGAACAGCTAGAAATGGACTTTGACGACGTTGAATAAATAGACTAAAGTGATAACGATGGTCTATTATGAATACTTGGAAATATAAAGGTAATGCCTTTACATCAGAAGATATTGGTGACTATGTAGGATTTGTTTACATAGTCACTGATAATACAAATGGTATGAAGTATATCGGTAAGAAAAACTTCTATTCTAAAATAAAGCTTAAACCCTTAAAAGGTCAAAAGCGAAAACGCACTAAAATATCTGAATCAGACTGGCTAACTTATCATGGTAGTTCAGAGGAAGTAAAAACCCTTCTTGAAGAACATGGTGATAAGAGATTCAAGCGAGAGATATTGCATCTCTGTATGGGTAAAGGAGAAATGTCCTACCTTGAGATGAAAGAACAGATTGTACGCGACGTATTACTAAAGCCAGATGAATACTACAACGCCTTTGTTGGCGGTAAAATACACAGAAACCATGTAAAAAACTTGTGTACATCCACTAAAAAATAGTGTATAATGGTGACATAATGACAGATGATAATGACAATGTAATACCGTTTCCATATGGTGAGATTAGAAATCCTATCATAGAACCTCGTCGTGATGATGAGATGGATATGGCAGGTGAATGCATTCAAGACATACTAATGACGCTATCAGAATATGGATATAATCCTAAGTTTGATCCGGCGTTCTTTAGAGATATGGGATGTATCCTTAACCTAATCTATGGAGCATTGGTTCGAAATGAAAATCCGAACTATCCA